AAAGCCAGAGGTTTAATCACCCCTGGCTTTCTTCATATCTCCATAATCTGTTGTATCGCTATTTTGTAGTGAATCACTCTACAAAATCATCATCGCATCCCCGATTGCTACAGTAACGTATCTAAATCGTACTTTTGTAATCGGAAACTGTATCTATAATACCCCAAATTGTGCGTCCAGTCAATCATACATCCGAAAGTTTCTCCACTCCACGCCTCCGCAGTCATTCATCTGGTGTTTCATGTAGGCTCTCTCCCTGCTTCCGGATCAACCTGGCAACTTGATACACTGGACGCTCAAAACTTTTTCTTACTTTCTGACTCGAAGTGCATTCCGTCATCTCTCCATAGTATCTCTGAGAATCTGCTTTAATCTCAGACGGGCTTCTTCTCATATCTGTACGTCTCTTCAAATTAATCTCCTTCTTCTTACTCTTCTGTAGCTTCTTTCAGCATTTCAAGCCATGCTTGTCCGTCATCCGCAATTCTTATTGCCTTTCTCCTGACATTATGTAAATAAATCATCTGCCTGCATGTGGGGCATTCATGCCATTCGTCAAAAGGTAACTTCGTTGTCATGCAAACTGTTCCGCATTTATTACACCCGAAGAAATACACTGCTGCTTCAAAGTGCTTCGTTGTGTTTCTCAGCTGTTTTTCAAAATCAGCCAGCTCATTCAGCTGTTCTTCTCTTTTATCTCTCGCAGCTTCCTGTCTTCTGTACGCACCACCAACTCCATAGAAGCTCATAGTGTCACGCATCTTTTCTTCGTACTTGTCACGTTCTTTGAGTAGCGTTGCTCTTCTCTGGTCAATGACCTTTTGTATTCTGTCTTTCAGATCCATCTTCTTCCCCTCCCCTGCAAAATCTTTCTGAAAACATTCGTCTTCTTGCACTTCTGTTTTTTCTTCTCCTGCCACCGCTTCAGATATTCTAACTGTTCCCGGTCGTTCTTTTCTTGCTCAGTCATCTTGCATTGCCTCCTCTGGCGGCTCTATCATTGGCATCCAGTAAAGAACTTTTTCATAGCCCAGTTCTTCCATCGTATCAAACTCAGAATCTACAAAGCCAAGCGTTACCGGATCATATATATCTTTCCAAAAGCCAAATCCATATTCTTCTTCGTACTGGCAAAACATCGGTGGATCTTCCAGGTGGTTCTCCACCAAACACATGAAGTATCTTCTGTCAATATCTTCCGGAAGTTTTTCGTCTACAGAAATCCACTGTTTTTCGCTCTTTCCTTCTGCATCGTCTATCTTGCGCATCTTCTTGATGTACTCTCTGATCTGGAAGATTGCAGATAGTACTCCATCGTAAAACGGGTCTGCTGTTGCTCCGCTCTCTGCCACTGTTGCTTTTGCCTCATCCTCTGACTGATTTAACCAATTTATCAAGTCATCAACGTCTAACTTATTACTCATCTTATTCGACCTCTCTTTACAATTTCAATAGCATGACTCAGTTCAACATACTCAGAACATATCCCAAACGCCTCAAACTCAATCGCATAGTTTCTCAATTCTTTGGCAACTGCATCTGGATTATAAGCTGTTGGCTGTTCATCAATGTACCCCAAGAATCTTTCTACTTCTTTCCCATTATTCAGCATATACTTTTTCAGCATATCTGCGTCAATCAGTCTCATGCTCTTGCTCCTCTCTTCTGTACGGTTCTGGTAACGACATCCAGGCAATTACTTCATATCCAGGGAAGCAGCCGCCCCCGTCTACATACGCTGGGTGCTGAAGGTATCCACATCCTTTCTTGTACCAATACTTCCCTTGAATTTTCGTATCCGTAGACAGATCAACCAGCTCTGCCACCTCGTATATCACATCTTCTGGATATTGTCCCTGCAGTAGAACTGCTACAGGCACTCCGCACTCCGGCAATCTCTCTCTTACAAAAATCCACTGCCTGTCTTTCAAGATGTTTATTGCTCTTTCCTGCTCTTCTGCTGATTCACAGTGTATAACAACATCGTAAGTATCATCGTACTCTTCAAATTCTCCATTTTCATTCTGTACTAACTTTATTCCATCAATCATCTTTACTCTCCTCTCCGAACTTACTATTAAGACTATCCATGATTGACTGCAATCTTTTGGATCCGATACCTGGTGTCTCGCTGATCGCTTTCTGAACTTCCGTGATATCAATCCCAGGAACTGACTTTCTGCCCTCTTCATATGCTGTCATATAAAGATTCTTGCAGAACGATTCAAATTGCTGCCGATCCATTTTCTTGACTCTCTTGTAATCTTCTCTCCGGAGCAGATATCCTGCCCTGGTTGTCATGTTTTTTGCTTTGTTCATGCTCCTTCTCCTCTACTTTGCCAGCTTCTTCATCGTCTTAAAGAACTTCTTCATGCTCTTCATGAATTTCTTCATACCTCTTCGCCTCCTTTATGCAAATGGAATCCTGGCATCAAACCAGCCACCGTGTTTCTCAATCACCTGCTCGATCACTTCAACTGGCACATATGGGTACACTGTCTTTGTCGGTTCTGTCGGGTCTTCAATATACGACATCAACAACTCTTCTTTCTGACTTGGATATCCGACTTCGCAAGCTACATATTCTCCGCTTTCCAGATTCACCCGTGGCTCACAATACAATCCATCTCCAGCCTGGACGCTCATTTCAAAACCATCTGCGCAGAAGATATGAGGTCTCGGAGCCTGTGCAATCCCGCACACCAGCTTGTATGTCTCATGTAAAAAAGCCTGCACGCTATCCCGTTTCTTGAATTTCTCAACATCTACACACATGTGAGGAAAACAGTTTCCACAATACTCCCAGATCTCTTTTCCTCTTACGGCGAATGTTGCATATGTGCCGCAGTTCTTCATTGTCTTCGGGTTGATTGCATGACTGTGTGGCTCTCCTACCTGGAAGTAATCCCTTGTCATTGTCCGTGGTGGCAGGATATCTAGGAAGTAATCTGCTACTCCCTGGTCTACCATATCTCCCGGCTTACAATATTCATCCCAACTGTTGCAGCCGCTCTTGTGCCATCCTTCGATTGTCTTTAGCTCTTCTCTTGCCATTACTCATTCTCCTTTTCAAATTCTTCCATCGTTGGTCTTTTTCCATCCAGGTCATCCCAGGTATACGGCTTATGATTTTCACTTTCCCATTGCGCTTTGTAGCAATCTCTGCATACGCAAAATCCGGAAAGCCATCTCATTTTTCCCCAGTATTCCGGCTTTTTACAGCGTCTGCATATTACTATGCGTTTATTCTCATCCATACTTAGCATCCCTCTCTTTCTCTGATTTCTGTCGAAGCCTTATCCAGAGCTTTCAGCATTACCGGTGACGCTTTCAGTTCTTCCCAAGTCAATCCTAGACAATCCAGCGTATCTTCAAGATCTCCGGTGTATCCATACTCATGGTTATCCAGCTCATACAGGAACATCTGGTACAAGAATCCTGTCCCATCCGTATCCGACTGCTTAGCCGCTTCCAGTTCCGCAGCGTGTCGATCAACAACTTCGTGGAAGTGTTTATGGTCTTTCCTCTGGATAAAGCCGCCACCCGGAATCTGATAAAGCTTGTCCTGGTCCTTCTCCGGATCAAGCCCCCATCTCTCCATCATTCCTCTGAACTGCTCCATTGAAAATGCAAACCCTAACGGCAGTTCGTTGAACTCTTTCTGCTGTCTTTCTCTTAACTCTCTATAACTTTCCATCTTATCTTACCTCCTCATACATAAGCATCTTGGTAGTGTCAAACTTCATCAATGGATATTCGCAATAACCACTTCTTCTTTTCTTTCCAGTTCTTTTAGCAAATCCATTCTTTTCCAGGAATGCCACCGCCCACGGGCAATTATTCGCATCCACATATGCTTCATCTTCCCTCAACGAATGATCGACTAAGCAAGTTGTCACTCTTGCAACACAACCATCATTCTGATTCCAGATTGTCAATGAAATGCTTCCATCATGCCAGTATCTTTCAACTCTCAGAAAACATTCTTTGTACGTCCGGTAATTGGTCTTGACATCTAAAGTTTTCATGCTTACTTCTCCTCCAATCCAATTTCATGTCTCATGGTGAACTCACCTTTTCTCAGTCTTCCAAGCTCCCATCCAGTATCATACACACTGAATGTTACATACCCGTCTGCGCTAAAAGTCAAACTCCCCAGGTTCTCCATGTCTCTGTCCTCCAGAAGCTTCTGTAATGCCTCAATATGTGGGATTGCTTCTTTGCAGAACTCCTTAAACTCCGCTTCGTTAAATTTCTTTTTGCTCATGTCCGTTTCTCCTTTCATCTCTCACAATAATTTGCATCAATAACTTTTCCATCGCTGTATGCGAATAAGTCATAGCAGAACCATCTAACATCTCTTCTCTTTACAAACCAGATGATTCCAAGCCTGTCAATGTAGCACAAGTTGTCTTTACTCACCTTGCAAGTAGAGCCGTCCCGGTTGTAATAAGCATTCCAGAACAATTCATGCAACTCATTCCCTATCCTGATCTGATCTGGCTCTGGAAGTTCTTGGTACTGCTCTTCTGGCATTGCGAGTCGGTTGATTCTCTCTTCTCTTTCCTTTCTTGCCAGCTTAGCTTCCTTGCCGTATGTGCTTTTCCACAGGCGATATGCTTTTTCTTTTGACATGTGATCGCAATCCATGTAAATCTGCTCAATCTTCAAGAACTGCTCATATGTCTTTGAATTTTCCGGTGCTCCGGTTCCTTTCAAAAATTCTGAATACATCATCTGATCTGTTCCTCCTCGCTTACCCCTTATGCTCTGACTGCCTGCTCAAATTTCTTATCCGGTGCATTGAATGTTGCTCTCTGATACACATATGAATCACCAACAAACTGTCCTTCGATATGTAATTTCTTGTCCATCCCTCTTCTGATTGATACGACTTTTGAAGAGTTCCAAGTCTTGACTGTCTCTTTAACTGCTCCTCTTTCAACTTCGTCTGCTGTAAGCTTTCTGCCGACCTGTCTTTCAATAACCTCAACCATTTTCTTTGTAAATTTCATATCGTTTCCTCCTTGCGATTTGTAATTGTTTATCGTGACGTTATCGTAATCTGCATCTGCTTACTTTGTCAAGCAATGTTTTTACTAGTTTTTCATTTTTTGTGTGGTCTCGCAATGCTACTTCTTTACGAACACAACCTTATATCCCAGGGCGTCAACAATCTTCTCAAACTTCGTGAGTCTCATGTCTCTTCTGAGAGAATCATTCAGTGTCTGCCGGTGGATTCCCATTTTCTTTGCCACCTCTGCTTGCGTGGTGTTCTCTTCAATCAATCTTTTCAGCTGTTCATTTAACGACATTCTCTATCTCCTTCTGTCTTTATTTTCTTTTTTAGGCTTCTATGCAACCGGCTCCGAAGAAATGTATGCTGTACATTCTTTTGGGACCGGTTATGCCTCAATATATACTTCTTAACCTGTGGTACGCATTTGCTTACCATCCGGTAAAAAAAATTATCCGAAGACTTCCTCTCCGAACAATGCATACTGGATGATCGTATCTGCACATCCAGCATCAATACAAGTCGTATCTATCGTATAGTATTTGTTGCTTACGTCTTTCTCAAGGCATTCGTATCTAGGATTCTGCAAATACATTTCAAGTCCTTTCATAAACTTTTCTTTGTTCAGCGTGTACCATTCTGTGTCTTCATCGTCAAACGGTTCGCAAACATGGATTTTCAGCTCTCCGTCCCTGGCGATCTGCTCATGTCCCCAGGATGCTACCATCTTATCTGCCGGGACCTTAGCTGCATTGCACCAGTAAATAATGCCTCCTTCAAGTGCCGAACACATGATATCGTCCACGTCTTCCTCTGTAACAATGACTCTCTTCCCAGACTTCTCATGCTTAATCTCTCCTACAACCTTCATTTTCTCCATGACTTACTCCTCCCATATTTCATTCGCTTCTCTCTTACAGTCTCGCTCTGTGTAATAATCATACAGGAACTCTTTCTGTGCTTTTGTCATGTCCCTAACCAGACTTCCAGTTGCAAATGCGATTCCTTGTGATGGATTATGTAGCAGTACCCAACCTCTATCAACAAGCCAGTCCCCAGCTTCGAGTATTTCTTCGTACTGCTCCGGGAAATTTTCTTCCACATATCTGTCTGCCCAGTACTGGTGCTCTCCCCACTCGGCTCCATGAAAAGTGCCGTCCGGTTCCAGCCATCCATAATCTGCGGTAGTATGCTCTTTAACATCCATCATCCGTTTTAAGAAATTATCAATCTGATGTTGTGCCCGGTCTTCCTGTGTTTCCATCCCAAGTTCTCTCCGCACTGCTCGCTGTTCACTTTCTGGAAGATGCTCCATCGCAACACAAAATTGTTCATTCATTTCCACCAGTTTTTCCTCCGCTTCCCTTCTTAACCGTGGAATCTTCCAGATATTCATACTTTGTGGTAACGACTTTTCTTCCCCTGGCTCATATATTTCCAGGTGATACGTGCCATCTGCTGTACTGCCTTTCAGTGCGGCTCGTCCAAGCAGAATATCTTCTGCATATCTCCGGATCTTGGCTTCTGACGCATCCGTACCTGTCATGCAGTCTTTCAGAATCTCCATGACTTTCTCAATGCTCTTTTCGCCAGAGTAAAACCACTCTCTTGCAATCTGAGCAATGAACTCACCAGTTATCCCGAACGTAAGCGTTCTCTTCTCTGCTTCCACCTTTATTCCTCCTGCTCTTCTCTGACCTGCTTTGTTTTTAACAATTCCTTATTCTGCTCTGCATACGAATAGTAGCTATCTTTTCCAATTATCACATGGTCTAAAACCGGTATTCCGAGTAGTCCGCCTGCTTCTACCAGCCTTTTCGTCAGCGAATCGTCTTCTGATGATGGCGTGCAAATTCCACTTGGGTGATTATGTACAACTACAATCCAATTGCACCCACTTACACATGCCCTAACAAAAAATTCCCTCGGCGTTGTCATGCAGTTGTAAGCTGTTCCATGTGCTACCTCGAACATCCCTATCACTTTACATTTTACGTTCAATGCCAGCATCCATATATGTTCTTCTGGCAAGTCTTCCGCATTGCATCCAGTCATAAACATTCGTGCTATTTTGTCTGGAGCATTCAAAAACTCGTCTGCATAACTGAATCCACTATTTTTCTTTGCCAGGACTGGCTTTCTTTCTTCATCAAGCAGCAGTTCATACTCAATTACTCTCATCCTTAATCCTCCCGGTAATCTTCGTAATCAATTCCAGCTACATCACAGATACTTTCGTAGTCCGTGCCATTCTCATACATATTCTTAATCGTCTGGCCGTGAATCGTTCCGTCCCATATCCGAATCATCTGCCCGATTGCTTCATTCAGCGCCTTGTTGCTTCTATCTGCCATTGTTTATACCTCCAACCTGTTAATATTTCTCTGCTGGTTCTTGACCGGGCAGTTGCTTACACAGCCACCTCAACTTCACCAGTTTCTCTGTTGTATCTATAGACTTCGTATCCCAGGATTTCTTCCGGTGTCAATTGATTGTCGTTCACTTCTTTGACCATCTCTCTCAACTCCTCAAGTCCTTGTGCTGAAACCGGAACTGCGATCAACTCGTGAATACTTGAAGGAATGATGTAGAAATCTCCATTCATCTTCTCCGCTGCGATCTCAAGGTACTCTTTATAAAGCATGATATTTGCTCCGTGAATCTTTCTGGCGTTCGTAAGTATATACATTTGAGGACCATCTGGTTCTTCAATTTCTTGACCGACATTTACTCCCATCAGTTCACACATAACTTCACTCATCGTTCTCACAGAAAATCCGGACTTTTCTGTATTCTTCTTTGCAGCTTCATCCAGTTCTTCGAAGCTGATCCCTGATCTATCCAGGATCACTTTCGTTAAGACATAACTCATCATACCGTCCTCGCCCGCGCTCGCAACCACTCTGTAAATTGCGACTAAGTCTGCAATTTTCTTTCCTGGAATATCTTTAAGCTTTTCTGCGTTTCTCTCAGCATTCACAAGCTGATATTCTACGTGGTCCAGGATGAATTTTCTGTCAATCCACTTTTCTACATTCATCTCAATTTCCGGTGTTTCAATGTTTTGATACATCTCAAACACTTCCTTTGCAGCATCTTCAACTGTCATGAAACCATCCTCCACTCTGTCTACGATTCCATCCACATAGAGTCTTGGAACAACCGTTTCCTCTGGCTTTCCGATTTCGATGCCAAACATCTTAACTCCGTTATTTTTTTGTTGTCTCTTGTGCTGTTACTAAATATCCGTTTCCTGCGATTTTCTTTACTGCTCCAACTAATTCTTTTACGATTGCTTCTCTCATTTCAAAATCCTCCATTTTTTCTAAATCTATTAGCAACTGGTTTACCAATAACGCTCTAATTTCTTGCTTTCTTTTTTGGCCACTTTCGGCTCGTTGTTTATACTTTGCATGTGATACTGCCTTTCCCTAAAATCACATACTTCAGATTCTTATCTCCATATGCCATATCCAGCACTGCCGGTATCGCATCTTCTGTGCTGCTGAACTTATCCCTGAACAGCTCCGTCAGCATTACTTGCCCTCCATCACATTCCGGCATACCATAACTCAGCTCATGCTGATCGTAATAGATATAATCCACATAACCTTCAGCTTCGTCTTCATCCAACAGATTTGTTCTATTCCCTTCAGCAATCATAACAATCTCTCTTACCGATGGCACATAAATGAACGTATCTGCATATCTTGTTTCTTCCATCTCCCTGCTCCTTTCTCAAATGTAATAGCAACTGAAGTTCCAGTGATGCCCGAACTCATAATACAATCCATACTTTTCAAAAATCTTGTCAAAGCCTTTTCTGATCTCCGGGTATTCATCGTAGTAAAGCATCTCGCATACCGGTCCTTCAAAGCTCATACTGAGGATATGATTTGGATTCACATACTCAAAGTAATTTCTCGGGTCCTGGTCTTCTTCCTCGATCAGATGCTCTCTATCGTTGTAATGGCACTTTCCTGTCTCACGGTCACATGTCGTGAACCTCTTTCCGTTGAAATAGATGTTTACATCCTGCCACATCCCGTTATCCAGGAGGTATTCTCTGATTTCTTTTGCTAGGGCTTCAATCTGCTCCGGTGTTAATCTTGAAACATTGCTCATGCTACATTCTCCTTTCTTTCTCTCTTCTTGATAAGTCTTACTGGGTACTGCGGTTGATTCTCTCTGTACTCTCTGAGTCTTTCCACCCCTTCTTTTCTGGTGTACTCTGTCAAGATGTACTCCCAACCAAATCCATAATTCCCTTCCAGCACCCAGGTATCTACTGTCTTTCTTACATACATAACTTTTCTCCTTTCTACCACATTGTTTCGATAGCAATTTCATTGTAGAGCACGTATCTCTGTGCTTCTTTAATGGTCTTGAATTTCAGCAGTTCCAGGAATGGACCGTAACACAATCTTGATCTGCCGTCTTTCTCGACTTCCAGGTTGTATTTTTCTTCTCCTCTGATATCCTGCTTGCACATATCGCTCACATAATATCTCTTTCCTGTATTGCTCACGAATCTTCTTCTACCATTAACTGTCACTTTCGTGCCCTCCTTTTGATTTGTAATTGTTTATCGTGACGTTATCGTAGTCTACATTTGCATACTTTGTCAAGCAATGTTTTTACATTTTCGGGCAAAAAAATTGCAGCCACGCTTTATCCGTAGATAATGTGCTGCAAACCATCTTCAAACTCTTCGTATCTCTTCTTCAGAATATCAAACACACAGTAGAACGACTGCATCTTTTCACTGGCATCCGGTGACAGATAATCGTAATAATAGCTATCCATCATTTCCATAAGGCTCTTAATCTTTCCTGCCTCTATTACGGCGTCTTCCAGAGTGAGGCTTTTCGGAGATACCACAATCTTCTTAACGTCCTCCTGGAGCTCATCCGGAATCCCAGGGGCTTCCTCTGCTATCTTTTCTTCTTCCTCGCTATCCGCTGGATCCGGAACTGGTGTCTCGATAGCATCAACAATCTTTTCTTCTTTCCGCTCTGTCTCAACTTTTACCTGGCACTCTGCCACATACAGATCATACAGGATATTCACTACTCCCATTGCAAGCTTCATTGCACTCGGTCTGGCAATTCCCATGTCGCAGAATCTGGAAACGATTGTCATTGACACTCCCTGCTTCACAAGGCTGTACTGAAAGTTCTTATCTTTCCTTCTCTTCGCAATCTCCTCATAGGTCTGTGCGATTATATCATCATCCTTCACAAACTGTTCTACCAGGGCTTTGATTTCTTTATCGGTCAGAAACCTTTTACCATTATTCTGCTTTCCAAGCTCATTCCTGGAATTGCATTTCTTCAACTCCTGGTGTACCATTTCATCCTCGCAGCCACCAACTGTGCATGTTGCTTCGTTATCTTCTGGAGCTATGATTACTTCGCAATGCTGATAATGTTTCAATCTTCCCATCTTTTTTCTCCTTTCTCCCAGTTTTCGGGCATAAGATTACAGCCACCTCAGTGACTGCAATCTTTTTCTACTTTCTTTCTCTATTCTGCTTTCCAAGCTCTTTCAGCGTAATCATGCAGACCGCCACTTCTACTAAGCACGTTGCCAGAATCGCCACCAGGAGGAACGGGTTCATTCCCTTCACATTCCAGGCAATAATCTCAGCCATCATAAGCAGCAACACCCATCTTCCGACTTTCTGCAATGTACTCGCTTTCGCCTTCTGAATCTCATTTCTCATTTCAGATTTTTTCATTTACTTCTAACCTCCTTTATGCTAAACTCAAAGGGCAAGGGAGCTAAGCTCCCAAGCCTTTGAGTGGCTACTAAATGCAGTCTACTTGAACCAATGAACGATTGCCGTTACCAATGCTGATATACCAGTTATTGCTCCAACAATAACCTCAGTGATGGTGGCGGCAATTTGCATTTTAAGCAAACACTTTTCCAACAGTTCTTTTTCTTTGTCCGTTTCCGGATGTTTCTTCTTTCCCACTGGTCTATCCTCCTTCCATAAATTCCGATAAATCAATGGTAATAATTTATCGTATCGTTATCGTAACAGGCTGGCTCGGAGGCAGTCAAGCATTATTGTTACAGTTTAATATGCAGCTCCCTTGCTTGCTGAAATCAGCAACATCCCTATCCCATCCCCAGTTTTCTTTCTCACGTTCACGGATGTATTCCTGCTGGATCAGCAGCTCAGTTACCGCTCTATTGATATAGGTCTCTCCGGCAATCTCTTTTATTTCCTCAAGACTTCCGGTTGAAACCAATAAGGAAATGTTATCCAGGGCTTTCACGTTGTCTCTGTATTTCTGTCTGGTTTGTCCAATCGTTACTGTATTGAGAAACTCCGGTCTATTCATCGTGCATACCTCCTTATCAATTTCTTTCCACGAATGTCTTGCAGCACTCGTTAATCAGCTTCCACAATGTACTCTGAAACAGCTCCTCTTCTGAACAGCCATACTGTCCGCAGAAGCTATTGACATCTGAGTGCTCCAGGATATCTTCCGTGATCTCTTCCAGTTCATCCATCGTGACTTCTTTCTCGAAATCACAAAGATCAACCAGCAGATGCGTGTATGCATCCACATCTCCTCTGGTGTAATAGCTTTCTCTAATGCACATGCTTCTTACCATGTCACTCTCAATCTTTCTGAACTCTCTATATCTTGCCATCTCTATTCCTCCTCGAACGCTTTCTCAAAATCTAATTTCCCACCAGCCGCACTGTCCATGAGATCTTCAATCTCACCGTCAAGTTTCTCCGCTTCTTTCTTCAGAAGTTCAATCGCTTCTGTGATGTTTGCGCTCTGGAACTCATACTCGTCCAGAATCCTCAAAGCTGATGCCACTGTCTGTTGCATCTTTGCCTTGCTGCTCAGTTCCATGATGCTCTTATGAATGTTCATCTCTATGCCTCCTCAACTTTCGTATAATCTTCCAGGATTCCCATAAGCGTTGCTTTCCCGATCCGGAACTTCTGCTTATGCCCGCATCTGGTTCCCATATAATTGACAACTGTTCTTTCTGGAAGCTCATGCTTTATGTACTGGATCATGTAGTAATGACCGTCTCCATGGTGAACAACATCTATGAATTTATGCTCATTCCGGTTGTTGCGGTATGTAGCTTTCTCTGTTCTGTTGGCTCTTGATCGAATTACTTTTTCGCTTCTTTCGCTTTTCTTCTGGTCTTCATCAACAAGCTCAACTTTATCCATCAAAGTTCTCCAGTAGAATACTCTGCCATCTTCTGTTACAAGAAACTCTTTATGAAGATTGCTATTTTCTTCTTTCAAGTCATATGCTTTGCAGGTAACTATTCTACCGTCAATATATTCATGGGTTTCATCTTCAAACTCTGCATTTTCTTCCAGGTAAGAAATAAACTCTTTAACTGTAAGCTGATCCATAAGCTTTTCTGTTGCGATCATAAAATTTACTCTGTATCTGTTGTCGTTTTCTTTTTTATATCTCATAATATCTTCTCCTTTTTTGAATGTATTTTGTTTTCGTGGCGTAATCGTAGCACTCATGAGCGTAGAACAGTCAAGCAATATTTTTACAATTTGTAATTGTTTTTCGTTACTTGCTTTGCTATGCTTAAGAAAAAACGTGTGAGGTGGTCTTATGTACGATGGCAGCGAACAACTGATTTTTAAAGATAAAGAGCTTGGCAGCTCTGTCCTGGACTTCTGGTCATGGGCTTACTCTGACTTAATTCGTAACGTGAACCGTGGAGCTTTTGCAGAGTTTATAGTCCTGGAGGCAATGAATAATCAATCCGGTATTACCCCCCCCCGAACAAATTTTCGGGTATCTATGGATGCATACGATTTGCTCAGTCCGGACGGCATACGTGTAGAAGTTAAATCTTCCGCATACATACAAGCCTGGGAGAGTGAGCATCCAGCAAGAATATCTTTCCGAATAGCACCGGCAAAATCGCTGGACTCATCCGGCAACTACTCAGCCGATTCTCAATACTGCCGGCACTCAGATGTGTACGTGTTCTGTGTCTGGACTGCCATGAGCCGAGAACAGAACATACTTGATTTATCATTATGGGATTTTTACGTGATTGCAACAAAGACATTAGACCAGAAGGTCCCGAATCAGAAAACAATTACTTTCCAGTCTTTGCTGTCTCTTCAACCAAGGAAGGTTGACTACTTTGGTCTTTATGAAGCAATAAGAAGTGAAGCTATGAATGATTGAAAATGGGACGTCATTTGTGACAAAGCACACATATATATTTATATATAATATTTATATTTTTTATTTTATTATATAGCACCGTCATTGTGATATCATTTTTCCAGTCATTCAGCGTATTTGTCCAGATATGTTTTTACATTCTTCCGGGCAATGAAGATTTTAACTCATGTCAAATGATAGAGAAAATTCCTGTTTCAAAAGTCATTTTTCAATCATTGCGTATGTCATTACTGACATCACATTTTCAGTCACTTTATAATAAGGAAGAAACTGATTACACTTGTAACCTCTTTTGTAATATTCCGATATGCCATAGAAAGCTGTAATTTGCTTTTTATGGCTCTTTTACTTTTAGTGAAGGAGTGTATGCAGACTTTCTCTTTAATCCACTGGGACGCTTTTCGTCAAAAGTGGCTCTGCATTTTTGTTCATTATTTTTCTTGACAAAAAATCTTTTATCTGAACCACTCATTTTCAGCAAATAAAAAATGCCCCAGGCATCCGAAGATACCCAGGGCGTGTGTGATATATTTTCCTTGACCAAAAGAGGTGTATTTAGTTGCCTTGCCTTTAAAGGCTCTTACCTGATAAACACCTGTCCGTTGTAATAGCCAGCCATCCATCCGGACGGTGCCTTAATCCATACATCGTTTCCGACTACATTCACCTCTTTACAGGTAATAGCTGTACCGGCATCAAGGCAACCGTCATTGTCTTTATCGTGTTTCTGTCCGTCTGCCGTAAGCTGTGAATGCTTCTTGGCAGCATAATTTGTTCCGGGACCAGTACGTACTTTCAATTCTACTTGCAGTGTGTATGCTTTTCCAACTGCATACTGAGGGCTCTTCGCAACCTCTGGTGCGGATGCACTCTGCTTGCTGTTATATACAGATGTCAACTTAGCCTTGCTTGCTGGTCCGTATTTTCCATCCACTTCTAACGCATAGAATTTTTGGAATGCAATCAGAGCTTTTTCGGTATCTCCACCGAAGGATCCATCCACTCCGGACTTACCACAAGAGTATCCGCAGCCGATCAACATCTTTTGCATCTCTTTTACTGCATCTCCGGAATCTCCTTTCTGAAGATAATTCCTTACGCTCACTGTGCCAGCATTGCTGACTTCTCCGGTATATCGGTAAACATACTTCCACGGCTTGTTGTAATAACTCCGGATGCAGATCTCTCTACCTGTCTGATCTCCAGACTTTCCTCCTGTCGTGGTTCCTTTTTCATTGATACTTGCATGCACCAGCTTCCCATTTCCGCAATAGAAGGCTGTATGACCGTTGCCAAGGAGAACATCTCCTCGCTTCATTCCGCTTCCGGTTGACAGATTCACGGATGCGATCACATTCTTGAATCCAATATTCGGCAGAACTTCCGGCATATTACCAGTGTATGTTGCACCCTTCTGTTTCGCTGGGATTCCGGCGTTTTCCAGGCAATTGATAACCAGCCCGGAACAATCATAGTTTGGGTTGCCCCAACGGTCAACCTGGTCGTACCCGTGGGTATCGTCCAGTGCAATCGCTTCTGCCATTGTTACGGCATTTTCAATCTTACTCACCTTTGTTTCCTCCTTCTGATAAATTTTTAAATATTGCTCGCCATAAGAAGCCCTCGCTTTCTTTACGGCTTCTCCGGTATTCTTCGGGGATTCAAACTTCACCAGGAAGATATCTGATGCTTCCTGGACGGAAGTTGCTGTCTTCAGCACATTCCATACGCTCCTGTAGCTCTTCTGCAATTCGCTCAGCATGTACTCTGTCTGAACTTTTGCATCTCCGATGGATACTCCTCTGGACTTAATCAGATCATACAGTCCAGCTTTTCTTCCGGCAGATGTCCACTGGCAGAAACCATAACCGTATTGTCTGGAATCTCCCAACGGATGCAAGAAAAGATCTCTTGAGATTTCTCCGCTGTCTACTGCCGTTGTGTATGTGTCATCGGTGTATTTGTAATTCAGCCTCTTCTCACAGAAATTCTCCAGATTGCGGGGATTTGCCCCGGATTCTGCGTAAATATTCCCTATTGCTCCACATGCTCCGTATACGGTGCATCCGGCAGCAATCAGACCCTCAAACAAAATGTCTGTGTACTCATTTCGTTCTATTGCCATGTGTAAATACTCCTTTAATCTCAAACAAAAAGAGCGAGGATTTCTCCTCACTCCGTTATAGGTATGTGTCTTCCTCTGGATCTACTTCTTCATCGTCATTCGGGTGCAGCTGTCCCATCTTATCCATCAAAACGAAAGTCAGCGGAACGAACACTGCAAACAGAATCACTAGCGGCCAGAAGATTCCTGCCAGGAACAGCAGAACAATCAGCAATGGATAGTTCGGCTTTCTTGGTTCATAATACATGCCATTATCCTGGCAATAAAGTTCTTCATCTTCATCCTCCATCCGGCATAACGTCCGAACAGCCCAGATGTATACCGGCTGGCACAACAGAATCCCAACCAGATATACAATCAGTAATTTATAGAACATAGCACCCTCTCCCTTCTGCTATCAGTTCTGAGATCCGTTCACCTTTCCGTCATCCAAAAGGTCTTTGACTTCTTTGAACCACCAGTCAATAATCTTCATCAATGCGTCTTCTGACAAGAGTGTCTGCAACCACTTAGGCAGCAATCCTCTTGCCTGCTGTACAACCCACTTCAACCTCTGCTGTCCCTGTTTCGTACCTTTGATCTCATGCTCAGCCACCAGGAACAGAGCGTATACATCTTTTCGGATGCCCTCCAGTCCTTTTGCTTTCGCATACTGATACACAACCACAGCAGTTACGATCACCAGCAGTGCAATCACCAGAATCAGAACCGGTACTGGCACTTGGCTTAAAAAGTTTGATAATTCCATATGTAGATACCTCCTATTATGCTTTGTAATCTCTTGATAGCTCCATGCAGCGTTTATAATTGTTCAGCTGAGGAAATTATTGCCTAAACGCTTTAAAGTCAAATATTGGCGGCTATGCTACTACATTCCGACCTGTGTGGCAACCCAGCCAAGCACGATGCCGATAATGGCTGTTACTACATAGCCTGTTACTTTTCTCCACATTTCCCCGTCCCTGTTCTCCAGGGTTTCCAGACGTTTCCCCTGTTGTTTCTGTTCCCCAACCATAAGCTCAATACTCTGTGCCAGCTTTTCAACTGAAATCGTAAGAGCGTTGATCTGCTTTGTGTTTTCTTCCAGCAGCTCAATACGTCTATTCTGCCTATGGTCCTCTGCTTCGATGTTCTTTCTAAACTCTTCGTGCTCAGCTCTTGAAATCACGTCTTCCATGTCCTCACCTCCTTCCGGATATGCTTCTATATCATCGACGTCCGCATACGGGCGGCAATAATATTCTGTGGCATCTAGCTCAGACTCTATCTCTTCCAGAGTCTTCTTGCTTTGCTCACGAATCAACATCCGGAGGTCTGTGACATGTGACCACAACCTGGATATGATTTGCAACTTTGTCATTTCCTATGGTGTCCTTTCTTGAAAAGATGATAATGTGGCTTCTCTTCTCCGAAGAGCCTCCATCGAATCACATCATCCAGGATTATCCCTATGGCTGACAAGAAAAACCAAAGGATCATGAACTGAGGACATATCTGACCAAGAACATTCCCCGGCATGTTGCTGTAATCCCACATATTTAGTCCCAGCCATACATTCAAGATCAATCCGAAAATAAATTCAATCACTGTGATCCCGGATGCAGCTATCAACTGCTGGAGAACCAGCGGCATACATCGTGACTTCTCGTTAATCACTCCGCAAATGATGAAACACAAGCCTCCGCACACTGCCATTGCCGGAAATGAATATCCTCGGAAGATCACTTCCAGGGAATAATAAAAAACTCCTCCGATCAGAAAGAGTGTCAGGTACTTTATGATTTTTTTCACTATGCAATACCTCCAGATGCAATGGTTTTCATGTAATCTTTCAGAACTTCATTCTGGAACTCTTTCGGAACTTCAGCTCCCCACTGAATCTGCTCCAGGTCACTTGCTTTCCCTGCTGACTTAATCCACATATTCATTGCGTTGCAATAAGTCGTGTTGTAGCTGACAAAAAACATCGCCCGATCAACAATCTTCTGCATATCTTCTGCAGAAAAATATTTACACGGTCTTCCATCCTCGTGATACTCTAATTTTTCTTCTCCTGCCAGCAACTGCATTTTCTTTCCGAAAAGATTGATCTGGTCTTTCTCGGTCAAGCTGAAATGTTCTACTCCGGAAGATGTACTCACATCTACTCCGGCGTAAATCGTCTCCTCACATGCGGATGCGATTTCCTGGTACTTTGCTTTTCTGGCATCCTCCAGGCTCAGATCTTCCACGCTGGAAGGATCCGGAACTTCCTCTGCTTTTGCGTACCAGTAATCAAAATCAGATTCAATCTCTTTCTGGGTTACTTCGCCCTGGTAATGGAACTGGACCTCCTCGCACTCCCACACCTTGTACTTATTCTTTTTTCCATCCTGGATGTCCTCTTTATCCACCAGCTCAATGTTTTTACGCATGATAACATCTGTTCCGGAAAATACCGGATAGACCTCAACTGCTGAGGGCTGTGATAAGTAAGATTCTCTTCTCATTTTCTACTTCCTTTCCGTGCTTACTTGCACTGTATGAACACATTTTTAATAATTCATCAAAACAATACTTCTTTCTGAATTTCAAGCTGTTGCTATGTTTTACCCATCCTTTGTATGCTGCTATCCGGCAAGCTCTCCACCATGGGACAAATCCTTTCGCCTTGAAATCTTCCCATGCTCTGAGCACTTGCCTCCGGATTCTCCGGAATACCCTCCCACGGATGATCGTGTATCTCCTCCGGACTACATAGCCCATCATATCAACTCCGGGCGTCCTTTTCTTACTGCCTTTCCTTCGCTCTTCCAGGTTCTCCCGTTCTTCATCAAACGAAGCTACCTGGTAGAATTGCCAGATATCCTTGATTTTCAATCCGAACTTATCATGCGCCCAGGTCGTTGCTTTCTTCATAGCTTTTCTCAGCTTCGAGATATCGCCATAGATCGTGAAATCATCCGCATAACATACGACCGCATAGACAAGCCTATTCCGCTTTCCTCTGCGTATCTGTGCCTGCTGATAGATGTATCTCAGAACATAGCTCATAACGTAATTAAACAGCCATGCCGGAAGATATCCACCAATACACAAATGGTTCCCAGGATAATTGCTCATAAGAGCACCCAGGAACCATAGCAGCACTTTATTCTTGCCAATGTCTCTCCTTAGCATCTCCATGACGATTGGAACCGTCACTGAGGGATAAGCCTTTGTTACATCTCCTTTCAAGGCAACTACCTTGCCGTGAAATTTCTTCCGGAGCAGTCTTTCGATCTTCCGCTTTCCGGCTACGCCTCCCTTATTCGGGATGCTCCCGTACTGAATCGGTAAGATTTTCGCTCTGAAAAGAGGTTTCAACGCATATACTCCGATATATTCAAATACCTGCTGTTCTGGAGATTCCTGGCAGATATCACGGAGCTTCTGCGTCAGTCCGTCAATTCTTTGAAATTGGCGAATCGGTTTTAATTGTAAATCTCGGTTGATTATACGTTGCGTCAGCATCTTTGCAACTTCGCTCTCAGCCTCCAGGGTTCTCTTGAAATCCTGATTCAGCCTGTCTTCTGCAATCTGACGCTTTGTGATCTTTCCGGTCTTGCAGAGTAATCTCTGAAAATCATTTCTACTCCGCTTATTCCGGAAACATTCTATAACGGCAGGTTCATTGAATTTCCAAGATTCAACATCCACGTCTGCCGGTTTGCAATATGTTTTCAAACATCAACCTCCTTAATATTCATCTGGTTACTTCCGTGGCTTTCCCCGTAGGTACTAGCCTCGTTGGTTTCAAGTTATTTTCGCACATAAGCGAGGATTATACGGTGCAATGATTTTTTAATACTCTTTTCAAAATTGTACCAGTTGCTCCGAGAGAGCCGTTCCAGTTAGCGTTAGACACCCCATTGTTCGAGTTACGGCAAGGAACGCCAGCATTACCGCCGTTGTTCAAGTTACCCCAGCACCAAGCGGCACGAACACCAGAGGCCGCAGGTTCGCAGTTGAAGCCAGCTCCCAGACACCGTATAACCCTAAAATTATTTTATTTGCAAATAAGACAATAAAGGGGCTTACTGCCCCTCTGCTTCGCATTCACCCCGTTTTTAACCCTCAAGACCAGGTGCTCCGAGAGAGCCGTACCAGCCAGCGCCAGACACCCCAATGCTCGAGAGACGGCAAGGAACGCCAGCAATACCGCCGAAGCCCAAGCGACCCCAGCACCAAGCGGCACGAACACCAGAGGCCGCAGGTTCGCAGTAGAAGCCAGCTCCCACTCCAACGCCGCTTCCGCTTGCGTTGGTTGCCTCCGGCCATAGAACATCATCATTGATTGCATTATCAGTAATATACTTCCATGTCCAGGCAGCCGTATCTTTCGGAAATACCAATGTTGGAACATTTACTTTTTCGTAGTTCTCATTGATTGCAGAGCCTACTTTTGACTGATCGTAACATTTGTAGCAATCAAAACAATAATTCTCATTCGCATCCTGGCTCCACTGCCATAATTCATCGGAGACAATCAGATAGGAACCATTCATGAACTCTACGCCCTGGATCATTCCAGGTTCTTTTCCGGAAGTCGGGCTGTATCGGCTACCGTCTCTACCCTGTACGGTATCGTTCCATCCAGAATAATAAGGAGATGTTGACAGATAGCTCTTTCCGGCGGTCGTGTCAAATTTCTTGCCGCCGTTATCCACATAGACGGCAGAATATTCTGTGTCGTTAATCGTTACTTTTTCAATTTTGGTAATCAGCTTGCCATCAAATACAGAATAGTTACTTGCGGTGTTTCTGTCATTTCCGGACTGGATTCCTAACATAACCGCTGAGCCAACCAGAAGGTTTGCAGCCTGCTCCTTTGTCAGAATTACCCTTTCTACTCCAGTCTCACTCACTGCAACTGTGTACTGGTAGTTGTAATTTGTGCAACCTTCAATCTTTCCGGAATTTCCTTTACGTCCATATTTCAAACGCACCATAGCATCCAGGAATTTAACAAGAGATCCGGAAGCTCCGGAATACTGTGCTCCTCTGGCTCTCCATTTGCTAACACCTGTCTGATGTGAAGTACGGTTCACTGGTGCAAGTCCAGTTCCGCAGGTAATCTTTCCATCGCTTCCGATACCTGCATAATACTTCGGATGTGCCATGTACTCGTGTACCTTTCCGGTTCTGTCCGTTCCTTCCGGCCATCTCTTGTATCCTGCGGCTGGGTGGCATCTTGTCTTGAGATATTTATACTCGCTGTCCTGCCACTCACGCTTATAAGTATTCTTCTGAATAACCCAGCACAGATGCTCTCCGCCTCTGACTTTGGCTGTATCGTCAATATGCTCCACATAGAAAATCTCATGGGAACCATCTGCTTTTTTCTCTGCCGAAACCTCCAGACACCAGAACTGCGGAAGGTGTGCAAACGGATCGTTACCGGCTGTAGATTCTGTGGACGGTGTACATGTCAGTCCTGCGGAATCATCCGTTAAGGTTCCGATCATGGATGTACTCTTTGCATATTTCGGTGTCGTTACGCCGTGTACCCTGGTATCGTCCAGCACATTGCCGAACCACCTTTCCAACATGTCAGCTTTGGTGTATACCTTCGGATCATACTGGTATTTCCACCACTCAGCAAAAAGGCAGTCAACTTCATCTTTTGAAGTGGCTGCCGCAACTTTTTCTTTATATTCTGTATCCGCTTTACGAGCATAATCAGCTCTCTGTATATCCACGAGTTCCCTGATCGTGGATTCTCGTGGAAAATTTGTTACGTTTCCATTACTCATTTAGTTTTTACCTCCTATTCGCTTACTGTATATACAATGTCAAGACCGCCATCATCCGGATTGCAAACAAAAGAGAACCCTCCTAAAGCAGCTGTATTAGCAAGCACCTGTTCTCGGAAATCCACAACTTCATTTGCATAATTTTCAATCGCCTTCTTCTGTTTTTCTCCTTCTTCCTGGATACCTGTAATCTGAGCTTTTCCAGCTTTATTGATACTAGCCACTGCATCTGTGCCAGCTTTAGTAGCGTTGGCTGCCTGTTCCTTTCCTTCGCCCTCTACAGCTTTTACAGCTGCAGCTCCAGCCGAATTTACTTCATTGACTTTTGTTGATCCAGCCGAATCAATATCCCCAACCTGTTTCTTTCCTGCCGCATTAACAGCATCCGTCTGAGTTGTTCCAGCCTTATTTACCTTGTCGGCCTGTGCAGTACCAGCATTCTCTACCGCATTGACCGACTCTGTTTTTGTAGCAGATATAGCGGTCAGAGCATCTGTTCCAGCCTTTGTAACTGCATCCTTATGAGCCTTTCCGGCAGTATTTACGTCACTCAGAGCATTAGTAGCTTTCTGATTGAATTCCTGGACTGTCTGATCCACAGCCGCCTTTGATGCAGCTGCGCTGCCTGCTGACTTCTTAGCGTTCGCCTCGGATGCATTGGCATTCTTAGCTGACGTTGCCGATGCCGCCTCAGATGCCTTAGCATTCTTTTCAGATGCGCTTGCATTTGTCGCAGATTCCTGAGCCGCTTTCTTCGCAGCTTCCGTAGCTTTCAAGTTCTCAGCAACCGTTGACTCGCTCTGATCAACTGAGGATTTCATATTTTCAACTTCACTTTTTAGATCATCAGTAGCCTCTTTGGATGCAGAGGCAAGATCGGAATAGTACTTTGCATTGTCCTCGGCATTTTCTGGATGGCTCTCATGTCCATGTGCCCAAGCTTCTGCAAGTTCAGCAGCCGCTTCTGCTCCTGCCATGGATTCTCTAACTGCTTCAATGGTATCCTGGAAAATCTCAGCTTCGCACGGCTTATTGAAAGCCTCTGGTTTAGGTCTGGCTTCAATTTCCATGATAATTTTCTTCGTAGTGTTCCCGTGGATACGATCGGACACATAGATAAATGCATATGCTTCATACTTGACAGAAGATTCTTCCTCCAAAATGAAATCCGGAATGCGAACATCTGTCACGCCATCCTTTGTAACACCGATTCTCCGTTTTGCTTCTCCTCCGGTTTTCTGCAACGAAAAATGGACTTCCACGGCATCTGGAAGTCCAAGTCCTTCAATTCTCAAAATCTGGCCGAAATCATACTGCCAAATTCCTTTTACTGTTGCAGTATTCGCTTCGGAGAAACTAGCAATATTGATATTTTCCATCACTGTTCCTCCCACATCAGAAATCAAATCTTGATACGGTCACTTCATCTGACCACAAGCTAAACTTATCCCCATCTCCATATGCTTTCACTTTAACGGTTGCTCCATCCATCCCGTTTTCCACAAAATCATCGAATCTATCCGACACAAAAAGCGAATTATAAGTTGTCGTAAAGACTTTTTCTACCCCGTCTTCTTTTGTGATGCAGACTTCATAGCTTGTTGCATCCTCAATCGGATCCCACTTTACATTCAAAATCCCATAAGACCAATATCTTGATGCACTCTTGTAATACGATGCATACTCCACTGTCGGAGTAGCGAGGACGCATTTCAAAATCCAGTTTTTTGCGGCGTTGTTGATGGCTTCTTTCAAGGCATCGTCTGGCTCGAAATTGATATCTGGAATCTTCACAGATGGTGGATTCAATTTCGGTGTGCACGCAAAAACAGGTGTCACACAAGACATGGATAATACTGTTGCACAAACTACTGCTAATAATTTACTTCTTTTTTTCATGTTGCTTTCCTCCTCTTTAATTACTACCTATTGTTTCAATTTTGGACAGTGCCTGTCCGATCGTTCCCTTGTATTCATAGCGGAAACCATCTTGCAAACCAACAGACGGATATTCATTTCTGTCTGCAGACGTTACATGTCCATAGCTTGCTGTGTATCCAACGGAATCTACATGTTGTGCACTGCTACAATTCATAACATACATTTCAATTATGTTCTTTTCCGTTGTTACGGTAAATGTTGCATTAGTAGCAACTTTAAAAATCCCATCACTCGCTGAAGCTTTTTTCACATATTTTCCTCTTAGGAAATTCAACTTTTTGTAGTCACTAGAATTCGTTACATGAAAAGAACTTACCGGATCTGCTAGAACAATCTCACCTCCGGCTTTTCCTATTTCATCACTGTAACTGATCGTAAAATCGGGTTTCATTCCTGCAATACCCGCTGGCCAAGTCCCAAGACCCAGTGCTTTTTCTGCGGCCAGATTTGGAGTCAGATTGGAACTGAATTTTTCCCAAACATGTAGATTTACGATATCGTTCGGTGCTGCATCTAAATCGCTTTGTACAGCAGCCACTTTGTTGCTTACAGATGTGATTTTTGCCTCCAGTTCTTTCTTCAAGCTGTCTAATGCAACGGCAATGTTATAGAATATCTTCAGATCGGCAATGGAGGTATAAACAGCATCCTCCAAATCTGTAAGAGAAATATCCCCACCGTCTTTTCTTCTGATGGATACTCTATCTTTCAAGGAATCATTATCTGCACCATATCGTGTAGTATTAGACGTCCAACTCCCAAGACTATTCAAAGAACCGCTGTTTGCATTGTATGTGGTTATTCTTATTTCATATCCATCTGGAGGAGTGATGCTTTCGTTTTTATGCCTGTCATATAATACCGAGACAATTTCTTTTTGTGAATCAACAATCGCACCCGAACTGTTGATTGAGCCGTACGAGAAAAACCGCATATCTGCCTTAGTCTCTGTCATCCGTTTTCTTGCTGATGTCATATGAGCTGCAAGAATCGGGAATTGCGTTTGAATCTCTTCTTGGCTTGAACCGATGTTCTTAATCTGTGTCCGCACAGCTTCACCAGCGGAAGGATATTTCGTTCCATCTGCTCCAACTCGAATATCAGTCAATTCACTATTCCCGGATGTATTGTTATTCTCGGCTACGAGGTTGCTGATCTGGTTTCTTGCAACCATATCAATAGCACCGACTTTTCCATCCAAATAGCACTGCTGAATCGCATCATGAATGGCTTGCCGAACATCTTTCCCATAGATTTTTGTTCTTATATTTCTCAGTAATTCCGTTATATCAGCCATCTTATCGCCTCCTACTTATTAAGCTTTCCTGTCAACGTTTTAAAAGCAACACCGAACTCATACACTGAATTGTCCGGCTTCAATAAATCAAGTTCAATTTTGGTACATAAAAAAAACGTATCTATGTCATGCGGTTTAGATACAACTCTTACTTCATCGCCAATTGAAATCAACTCTGTATTTACGTCTACCAAGTGCAAATCTACTGCTTTCACTTTTAGTGATACCGACATTGTTATTCCGTCATTCAGATACGCTTTTCCCTTCGTAAGTAAGTTGTCAGCAATTGTTACATCATCCCACTCATGAATCTTTGTAATCCTACCGAACAACTTAATTCCTGTTTCGCTTTCAATGTAATCTTTTCCATCATTTACTTCTGCTATGGTCAGCCGGCCTGTTTCATTTCCATCTTCATCTTTTAGCCTTTCGCCAAGAGGAACCAAAACCGTAAACACATTTTCAGCAGTAATATATTCCGTAATGTCGAGCAGATTGCTGCCGAATTCTATAATCTGTGAATTTGTAATCCCCGGCTTTTTCACGTAATCCACATATCTCTTGTCACCAGAAACCCTGGTCCGGATATATCCGCCATGTGTATTCACGAGTTTTTCCTTTATCTCATTCAGAACATTCGGATACACGGTTGAACTGTAATGCACATAATTATTCGGATCAGTTACGGTAATCTCTCCAACTTCAAATTGTTTAGTTTCTTCCACCTGCTCATTATGGCTTGCTATATACTGCTTAAATAATTCTGGGATATCTCCTTGGTAATCATACGGGCGTAAAATCGAATCCACCAAATACGCAAGTTCTCCCTCACACACTGCTTTCTGCCGCTTATAAAAATCCTTTTCCGTATTCAGTAGCCTTCCATGAAACAGCTCTTTAGACTGAACCGATTTTTCAAATGTTTGGCTATAATAGGTGTAGGAATACATTCTGAATGTTATGCTTCCCGTTGATACCGTGTAGCTTGCAGCTGTGAATCTGTATACCGTAGAATCCTCAGTTCCATCTTTCAAATCTCCATAAAAATATGGATATTGTTTATAATTTGAACATATCTCTGAACTCGACGAGCCCTCTCTATTTAATGGACTTGCAAGTGTAATTTTTCCCGTTGCTGGATCTACGGTTGCTCCTCCATATATAACCGTTGTCGGAATGGACGTTGCTGGGCCTTTACTTGTTTTATCAACATCCTTCAAAACATACGCAGGATTATCGGACGATACAACTGACACAATCGTAGATAACTTATTGATATTTCCGTAAGCCACATTATTCGGTGGCATTGTAAACTGAAATGATCCAGCTTTATTAAGTTCACTCGTTACTTTTGCCGCCAATAAAGAATATCCATCATTGGCAGAAAGTAACGGGGAGTATATTACCTCCCCGTCCGCATAAACCGTATACATCAGAGCATCCCTCCTTTGTAATCAACAGATACCTTTCCGTTTCCAGTAAAAACCAGTTTATTTTCACCGCCTTTTATAATAATATCTAGTACCTTATTCTCGCCATCTTTCAGATCATATGTCGTATTCTCGAACTCAACCTTTAATCCATCAGTTGCATAAACATAGAATGTTGGCACAACTTCTTTTTGATTACCATACAGGATAAACTCCAATTTTCCATCAACTACCATATTTGCGTATTCTCTAATAACGCCGGTTTCAAAGCTGAATGTATCCCATATCCAATCTTCCAAACTACCGGTCAATTCCATTTTGTACGGTTGGCAAGTAGCGGATATCACTACACTTGCTGTCGTTTCATTTGATTTTGCTGTAGACATTTCCACGGTGCCATCATAGTAATAACACGGATCCGTATCCAACGAAATACGCATTCTTTTTCCATGAATCTTTCCAGCAATATTGCTCGTCAAATCTGACCAATCAGAATAATTGCAATTTCTGGCATCAAACTCGAACTCCAGTTTTCTTGTCCCGTACTGCATTCTTCCCGTAAGGGACTCACTCAAATCAAGAACTCCATCCCCTCCTGGAATATCAATCAGCACTGTCTTAGGGTTAGGTAAGCCAATTGTGATCTTAGAGAGCTTCAATCCCCACTCTTCGTAGGAATGGTACTCTCCAAATTTGATTCCTGTAGACATGTTACACACCTCTTTCTTCCAAGTCGTATCTTTTTCCGAGATTCTCATCAATGTACGGGGTTGTCACTTCGGCAATTTCTTTTCCATCCAGATCGACATGTACATGTGTTTCGCCTTCGATAACAACATTGGTATCCTTGCCATCAAACGACTGTCCATTTTCCTGGTCAACCTTGTATGTCTGGCTTGTGTTTTTGTCCAGAGTTATTTTTCCGGTTTCAATATTCACAGCTGCCTGCATCTTTTGCGCCAAAGCTTTCATCTCTTTGTTGGTCTCATCTTCCAGCTCTGGCATTTCACCTTTAATTCCTTCTCCAACTCCAGGTGGAATCCACTTACCTACTTCCTTGGCAAATACTTTAGATGGAGAATGGATGCCGAGAGCTCTCTTGGCTCCATCTACAATTCCGGAGAAAAATGACGATACTTGGCTCTTGAACCAGCCGGCAGCATTAGAAATTCCATTCCATACACCGTGAACGATATTCCGTCCAACCTCTGCCATCTTTCCTGGCAATCCAGCCACTCCGCTTGTTACGGCATTTACAAGCTGTGAAGCTGCCGATCTACCTTGTGCAGCCAACTGACTTCCCCAGGAAACAACTTTACTTACAGCATTCGTCAGCCATGTTGCAATTTTTCCAGGCAACTGAGCGAAGAACGTAACGATGGCATTTATTGTATTACTTGCTGCCTGCCGTCCATTGCTCAGCATATTTGATCCCCAGGTAATTAAGTTTGTGAGCGTATTCTGGAGCCATCTAGCCACTTTCCCTGGTAATTCAGAGAAGAATGTGGATACATTCTCAACAACGTTCCTTGCGGCTTCAGATGCTTTCTGGAGCATGTTGCCGCCCCATGTTACCAGCTTATTGTAGGTATTAACCAGCCACGTCCAAACCTTTCCAGGTAACTGAGAGAAGAACGTAACGATATTGTTAATAATAATCGGCACATTTTTCGTTACCCAATTGATAGCATCTACGCCAAAGCTCACGAGCTTCCCGATTACAAATCCCAGGATATAGCCTATTTTATAAGGCAAATTCGAGAAGAAATTCTCAACAGCATTTACAGCATTTTCCGCAGCACTGGATGCCTGTGATAACAAATTAGAAGCCCACGTCTGGACTCCTGCAATTATCTCTTCCAAGAATGCTGAAATCCGTCCAGGTAATGCCTGGAACCAATCTACAACAGCATCAACTACCTCTCCTATTTTGGAAGGTATTTCTTGTACGAATGCAAGGATTTCATCCCAATGTTGCTTAACCGCTATAGCCAGATTTGCTACAGCAAAAACAATCCCGGCAACTACAGCTGCTACAGCCGCAGGCGCACCGAGAATAACAGCGCCAACCGCCGCCAATGCAACGCCAACGCCCATAAGGATTTCTTTTATGACACTGAATCCATTCTGGAACATATCCACGAAGCTTGTGACCGCCAAAATAGCGCCACCAATAATCGATCCGATTCCTGCAATAGAAGTTCCAAATTGAGTAACGAACCCTATTGCTTTCTGTACTGCTCCTCCGATGGAAGATATTATGCTGGCCACTTTCGGGAACTCCAGCTCCAGAACCTCCATTAAGGTTCCGGCTTCGCCTCTCCATAAGGAAAATCCTTCAACAGCTTTCCCAACTACGCCCGTAATGCCGGTAATTCCGCCTTTTACAGACCCTAAAACTGAGAACAGTGCTTTTAATGAGCCAGCAACATTTTTTGCTGCATTTAAGCTTATTAACGCTCCGGCTATTGTACCTATCGCTTTTCCAATAGCCTCCATAACGGCAGGATCCTGCGCATCAATGACTCCGAAAATTTTTGACAGCAGATCTACGACACTTTGTGCCACAGCTCCAACTGTGCTAAGCAGACCATCGAAGAACCCATCCAGTAAAGCTGAAACGCCAGGGAATTCCTCGCTCAGTCCTCGGCAAAATCCGGCTATAAAGTCTTTCCCGGCCTGGATAATGAGCGGAAGATTTTCTTGTACCGCCTCCCCTATTTTGGAAAGCATCTCACCGAACGAGCTTCCCAGCTCTTCGGAATGATCTGTCAGAGCTTTTAAGAACTCTGTAAAAATATAAATGCCGGCAGACCACATATCTCCAGCAACGTTCATTATCGCTTTCGCCAGTTCCGACACCATAAAGGCTCCGGCTGACGCAAACTCTTCTTTCTGTTCCAAAAGAGTTTGTATAAATGCGCCGACCAGGTCTTCCGCTGTTCCGATAAGCTCCGGTGCAGCTTGCGCTACTCTCGTAACGATTTCGGCCATGACATCGCCAGTTTTATCAACGAGCGCATCAAGTCCTCCGTCATTGAAAGCTTCCTGTAGTCCCTGGACCATCTCCTGGGCTACTTTTACAACATTCTTTAGCGGAGTAGCCATTTCCTCGTATAAAGAAATAGCCAGACCTTCTAATCCGGATTTCAGAATAGTAATCTGTCCGGACAAATTGTCGTTCATGGTGTCCGCCATTTTCTGAGCGGCGCCATCGCAATTTGCGATAGAATCTGTTAATGATGCAAAATCCTCATCGGACGCATTAACTATCGCAAGTAAACCAGACATAGCTTCCTGGCCACCCAAAGTAGCAGCCATCTGTGCTTTCTGGTCTGCTGTTAATCCTGCAAAACCTTTTCGCAGGTCGACCATAATCTCATTCAGAGATTTCATGGAGCCATCACTGTTCGTCAGTGACACTCCGAGAGCATCCATAGCTCCCTGCACATCTTTTGTAGGCTTGGCCATTCTGGTGATGATACTTCTAAGCGAAGTACCTGCCTGGCTTGCCTTAATTCCGGAATTGGCCATCAGACCAATAGCCGTAGCGCAGTCTTCGGCTGAGAAACCGAGCGCTCCAGCTACAGGGGCAACATATTTGAATGTTTCGCCCATCAGACCTACATTAGTGTTGGCATTTGATGAGGCTTGTGCCAAGACATCCGCAAAATGCGTAGAGTCTTTGGCTGATAAGCCAAATGCCGTCAATGCATCGGTAACGATATCGCTGGTCGTTGCCAGGTCTTCTCCAGAAGCCGCCGCCAGGTTCATGATACCCTCGATACCTTCGAGCATATCAGTTGTTTTCCAGCCGGCCATTGCCATGTAGGAGAACGCTTCTGCCGATTCGGTGGCCGAGAACTTCGTCTTGGCTCCCATCTCCTTCGCCTTGTCAGTTAGGCTTTTTAAATCATCCCCTGTAGCTCCGGAAATAGCCGCTACGTTGGACATAGCAGCCTCGAAATCAGCTCCTGTTTTTATAGCTGCTGTTCCGATTCCAACAACAGCTGATGCAGCGCCTCCAATGATTGCACTGGTGGCTTTTAACGCAGTTGAAGCGCAAGAGCTGATTTTATTGATACCACTTTGAAACCCCGATGAGTCTATACTGGTATCAAATTTAAGTGTGCCATCATAGCCCAATGTTTTTCACCTCTCTTCAAGGGCAAACAATGGATTATCGGCTCATGATGGCTCTACTTAATCTGTTGTCCGTTTTTTATTTTAACTTCAAAAATATGGGAGCACTTTCGCCCCTTACAGGCTACTTGCACTCCCTTACATTCTGCCTCCTCTGTAAAAAAGAGTGGCATTCTATAACCACAGGCAGGACATTGTACCTGGGTATATTTCTTTCTATCCACATTCAAAATCCAGCAGCCACCTCCTTAAAGCAATCCCGTAATATCTTCACCATTCACAAGAGCTTCTGCCAGGAGCTTGTCTGCTTCTTTCTCTTTATGTGATACAGGCAATGCATGGATTGACTGCATCTTCTTGTAAAACTGTTTCTGCTCTTTAGACATTTTTGAAGTAATATTCATACTCCTGTATCCCATTATCTTTACAAACTCCGTGTCATTAGACAGCCCTTTAAACAACGACCGGAACTTCCACCAATGGAAATCCTCAATATCTTGTAGGTCGATGCCGTATTCTTGCAGGAATGCTTCATAGATATAGCCGTCATCGTAGTCGAAGGAATAAATCTGCTTCTGCTTGCTTCCTCCTGTATCTACTTCGTTTTGGTTCGATTCCTTGCCGCATCTATAGAACCAAATGATCTTCTCAACAGCTTGGGATTTGTTTTTCGGGATAATTGGGTAATATAACCTCAATGCCTGCATCGTCTTCTCTGAGTCTTCCAGTTCGTCATCTTGCATAAGCAATTCAAACATAATTGAAATGCGAAAATCCGTATTGATTCGGTATTCTTCACCATCTATCTCCACAGTCTCAGGAAGCAAGTCCACGATCATATTCATTAGTTGTTAGCGGCATGGAAATTATTTTTGTTTTTCTTCTTTTTAGCCGCGCGCCTCTCTGCACGATTCTGTGCTCTTTGTGGATTGTACTTATCAGTAATGTTGTTAATCTGTGTTTTGATTGTTCCGCTCAATGCAGTAACTTGTGCAAACGCATCCATACGAATACCAAGATCATTATTTTTTGGAAATACTCTGTTGCTTGTTCCCAAGCCAAACAATGAATCAAAATATTCCTCTACACATCTACACTGGAATTTCATACCTTCAGCTGTCGTCTTCCCTTCATAAGCTTTCGGATCCTGTATTTTCTTTGAAATGTCCTTGTTCAACTGCTCAAATCTTTCAATCACATCAGCATCCAACAGATTTATTTCCAGCTCTACTCCGTTAACATTTACTTTGCTTACGCTCATCTTCCTTACCTCCTGTTATTGCTCACTTCTAAACGTACATCAGAGACTACCTATGCAGCAGCCTCTGTGAATTTCTTACTCTTAATATCAAATGTTCCTAATACTGGATCACCTACAGCATTCAGATTGCCAGAAATCGTCTGTTTATTATCTCCGGAATAATCGGATACTTCGCAAGACACTCTGAACTTTCGTGCTTCATATGCCGTAGCACTTGCACTACCTCCGGATGCTTTATTCCATAATTCCACTCGGCAATATTCAAATTCTGCATCTGAACCGGTGTAATGATTTCTTCCAACCATGTAGATTGCGTCTACTGCCTTTTCTTCTACGATATGTTCCGCCTCAAACGGAAAGCTTGTCTCGTACCCAGTCACACAGCTGGACGAAGATGCCTCATTCACATATTTTACAGATTCTGTCTGCGCCCCCGGACTTTCATCAAGGGTTGTGAATCCTGTACCCATCAGCACCCATTCTGGTGCTTCTTCAGTACCAACATTTAGATAATCTGCGATTGTGTGTCGCAATACAGCTGTTTTTGCCATTATGCTACCTCCTTCTGGTATAAAAGTCTTAACTGTATCTGGTATCGTGCATTTCTCATGGACCCATCAAACATATATCCGTTGGAAAGCACTTCAATTTTCTCCGCATAGCAATGCTCCGGAAGTTCCGGAACATTCTCAGCACGGTTTTGTTCCTCAATCCAGTCAGCGAATTTTTCATAAAACGAACTGTTCTGGATGTTTTGGATTCTGTCCATAGAGTAATATTCACGGCTACCAAAGTTGAACCGGTACTGTCTGTATTCATCACCATTCACGTACCGTTTTAAAACCGGATCAAAGATTCCTGTCTCTACCGTATACTCTATAGCTTCATCTCCCATGGCATCTACTCTTAAAACGCCATCTTCTAACAAAGGGCAACTACCGATAAATTCAGTAATCGCCCCGATAATAGAATCTGCCATATCATCCTCCTATTTTCTTTGCTCCTTCCAGGATTTCTCCCTTCTCGGCAACCTTCATTCTTTCAAACCAATGAGCTCCACGGTTCGGATCGTATTCCCTTGTCTCAGCAGTATCGTAATACTGTTTTCTCGCATAAGGGGCAATATAATCAACTTCTCCACTTCCAATGTCTGTACCTAATTTGCCGGACTTTTCCAGCATACCTGTTTTGAAAGGGACTTTTGGGCTACAGCGCCTCAATACTTCTGAATCCACAAACATTTGTTGCCTGGTAAACTGAGCATTGCGATTTGCCGCAAAATCTGTATTCCATTTCAGCTCAGCCTTTCCATTTGCGCCACTAATAATTGCTCCTCGTGGTGTGCTAATTTTTTTGACTCCCATTAGCTTCCACCTACTCTCCAGTGTTTTGTTCTTTCGGTTCCACGAATGGTATTATCCGCATATTCTGTAACAACAAAAAAATCATCAATCACCTTTCCAATTTCTAATACTTCCACTGGATCCAGTTCTTTTCTTCCTCTGAGTATGCTTTTTTTGAATGCCATTACATAGCAGTTTTTCTGGAGTGTCCAAAGATGTTTTTTCTCTTCAAGTGTCGTTCTGGCATATTCCACTTCCGAAATGTAAGTCTTTCTTCCTTCAACTTCTGACCTATATGGAATTCTTACTGCATATTTTCCACTCGCAGCTCCGCTTCCATCTAATGATCGTGATCCGTACCAGCATACATCATGGATAATCGTTGGCAGAAACACTTCCCTTCTGTCAGCTCCTATGGTTTTGTTGAAAATAACAATATCAGTGTTGTGCATCATATTCTTTTGACCACCCCCGGTATAGCAATCCTGTATTTGCAAGCCATCTTTTAGCTCTTGTATACATTTCGTGGTTGCAATCAGCATCATTTGATGCATTGGCATATGTTATAGAATAACCATCGTTGCTTTCGGATACCACATCGTTTTTCTGACTCTCAACATATTTCACTACTACATCCGCAACGGAACATATGGCAAACTTTACACAATCCGGTATTTCTTCCAGTCTTCCAATTCGCCCAAAGGTAATCATATCTACAAATGCCTCTGATTCAAGCTCTGCATTATCGAAATTTTTATCATTTGCAATGCTCCCGTGATAAACTTCTTGGTAAAATTCAAAGCTTACACAAGGAGTTTTTATATCTTTTCTAATCATATGTTTCTCCTTGCATGGCCGGATCTACTTCTCTTCCACAGACGTTTTTACATCCGAAGCTTGATCTGTACTTTTTCCCTTGGAAGTTTTTTGACTTTTCCCGGCTGAATCATAAATCATATTTCCTTCCATATCAGTGATGGAGTACCCCAGGGCAATATAGGAATCCTTTTTATCTGTCGGAATGCGGATAACTCTTTTGCCTTTCATTGCTTTCAGCATAAACCGCCTCCTACTCTGACTGCTTTGGAGTCTTGGTTGTCTTTTTCTTTCCGGAATCTTCGGAAACCGGTGCAGCTGAGCCCATCGTAGCCTGTGCCTGGATTGCCGCTTTCAGCTCTTCGTTCTCTTTCTGGAGGTCTGCAATCTTTTTATCGGCATCCTCCGCATACAGAGTAGCCTCCGTCAGTTTGGCTTTCAGCTCTTCGTTCTCTGTTCCTGCTTTACCAAGTTCTTTTGTGAGTCTGGTTATTTCTTCCTTCGCTCTTTCAATGGTTTCGATTGCAGCATCAGCTACAACTTCCCCATCTTCATTAGTAATCTCATACCCCATCTTTGCATACTCTTCAGCCTTTTCTTCTGGGATTCTGATAATACGGTTTTTCTTCTGAGCTACATAACTCATAGTGATTCTCCTTTCTTGCTATGCCCCACCAGTGATAACCTGGCAGGGCTTATTTCTTCCTACGCCTCCGCAGACATGCGGATAGCTTTCTTCTTGTTCTTCAGAACGAATACGTCCTCATGTGACTCTTCGTAGTAAACATACTTACCTTCTGAGAGAGCAGATGGTGGATCGAGTTTAGAGAACTCATAAGACACCGGTGTGATTACTGCAAGTGGGTTAATCAGCATCATGTTGATCTGTTTAGCACTTCCAGCTACTTTCCAACCCTGTGTGAAATCATACAGAGTCTTCATCAGTTCAGATGGTACTTCCTCAATCTGAACTTCATCCAGGGACTTGATAGCTCTGGACAGCTGATTCTGCTTACCAACGTCCAGCGTTCTGTAGATTCCCTGGGCGTTCTTAATCAGAGTATTCGTTGCCGGATTCACATACAGGAGCAGTCCCATCTTCGGAACTCTACCTTCCGACATCTCTTCCAGCATCTTGTCATAGACAGCCAGAATATTCTCTGCTGTAAGAACTGTTGTATCAGCAGCTTCTCCTGCCGCCGTCCAGTCTGCATAAATCTTGGAAATGGTGTATGCATCCATCTCCGGGAACTTCTGCTCTTCGTTGAACACTCTGGTGATATTCGAGATCGTTGTTACCTGGTTTGTCTGCTGTACATCTCTCGGATGAACCAGTGTAGACCACTTTCTTTCATTCTCCAATGTCAGTGGAGTCCAGCTGTTGTCATAGTTTCTTGCAGCCGTGGCAATTGTATCTCTTGTAGAGTCCACACGACCAGTTACAGAAATACTTGGAATCTCAATGGTCTTTCCATTGAGCCATCTGTATCTTCCATTGTTCGGAGTATTGTAAAGTGCTCCGTAGTATAATGAATACGGGAACGCTTGCTCCAACGCTCTCTGATATTCTGTTGCGTAGTTAATTGCTTTCGCCATGTTAAGTTACCTCCTGTTAATCTCTTTTTCTTACTCCAGAAAATCCGAAGTCAAACATATTGCCTTTCGGTTCCTGTGTCTGTGAATTTGTTCCTGCTGAGAAATACGGCATATTCGGTGCCGGTGGATTTCCTGGTACATCCGGAACATCCGGTGTATCCGGTTCGTCATCCGGTGTATCCACAACGAATGCTTCTTTATAGTCCGGACTCTCCTTCAGTTCTTTCATCACGTCATCCGCACCGATAAACTTTCCGTTTTCAAGCTTCAGTTCTTTCGCCTCGAAAGCTCTTCTGACATAATCACGGTACATAGCCCCTGGCTTCAGTCCAACAGTATCCAGATATCTGTCCATCTGGTGTTCTCTTTCCTGTTTCGCCAGCTTGTCATTAAGCTCCTGGGTATCATGGTTGTACTTATCTTCCCAGTCTTTTGCAGACTTTTTGATGCCATCAATATCCATCTCTTTGTAGGATTTGATCTCTGCATTGGCATCTGTGAGCTGCTGTCTTACACCGTCCAGCTCTGTGATCTTGGCATCCAGTTTTTCCTTCGAGACATAGCCCCCGGCTTTCACATCTACCACCTGGATCTTCTTATCTGCATCAATCGCAGCCTCCAGCTCTGCATAGGTCATAGCCTTAGGCTCTTCTCCGTCCTTCTGTGTGCCAAAAAGTTTCTTTAAAAATTCGTAAGCCATTTTTACTTACCTTCCTTTCTTCTTTTCGCTGATTTCGTTTAGATTCCGGTTCACTCCGGCACTGCTATCGTGCATTTATATCTCCGCACGCAAGAGAAGGAGACAGTTTATATGCCATATCA